TAATAATACAATAGCTACAGTATGGCAGGTTGGTCCTGCAGGTTTAATAGCTCCTACTGCTGCTATCATGCGTGGTAAAGCAGACATAGCAACTTCAGAGGCTTTTAGTCGTGCGGCTGTGGGTACTACAGGTTTAATCTTAGCTGCTCGTATGGATCAAGAGAGACAAGACAGAGGCTTGGAATCTACAATGCTAGACGTAGGTGGTGGCACAACCGTTGATACAAAGAACGCCTTTCCTATGTCTGAGTTCTTGGCTATGGGTAGACTGTTTAACCAGTTAGCTAGACAAGGAAAGTTTGGTGGCGTAGGTGAAGCAGATCCTAGTATGAAAGATCAGCTACCATACTTTGCTAAAGCTACACCTGAAGCACTTGAAGATGCGCTTGTACAAGTAGGTGTAGGCCAGTTTGCTAAAGACATACAGTTCGGTAACGATATGTACAGAATATTAGACATGATGTTTGACGAAACAAATGGGGAAGCTGGTGCAGCAGAACTACAAAGAAGAGCAGGTAGTTTCTTGGCTGGCTTTACTAGACCCTTTCAAACTGTAGACAGGGCTGTAGGTTTTATCCGTGATACAGATATACATAAAGACAAGAGACAGAAAGCTATTATAGATCCTGAAACTGGTAAGATGGAGCTAGTAAAAAGGAGTGGCACAGAGGTGTTTACTTTAGAGGCTACGAGATATCTAGATAATATACTGGATATATTTCGTGACGTTAATGAAGAAAACGATTTCAGTCAGTTGCGTGTATCAACCAGAGAGGGTGACTTGTATGACCCGAATCCATTAGCTTCTATTTTTGGTGTGCGAGTAGTACCATCTAAAACTGCTGCTGAAAAAGTGTACACTATGGCAGGGTTACGAGGATTCAAAGCTAACAAAAGAAGCCAGGTTGCTATGTATGATAGGCTGTTTAACGAAACCTTATCACCCTTATTAGAAAGAAAAGCTAGAGCATTACTAGCAGATAAAAACTTTGTAAAGGGTACTAACACGTATAGAAGACAGGAAGTAAACAAGATACTTAAACAAACTAGAGCAGCAGTAAATGAAGCTATGCCTGTACTGTCGGAAGAACACAGACTAAATAAACAAAAGTATGACACCATAAACTACTCTGGTAATAGTGAGCAATACAAGAACGCTAAGAAGACGTTCCATAAAATACGTTTAGATGCATTGCGAGATGAAGGTGCAACAGAGGAAGAGTTAAAAAAGGTAGAGATAAAAGATCCCCTAACAATGAATCCTTCTGAGTTGAATCAGTTTAAAGCTATACTATCTCTGTATAAACAGGCTGCAAAACCAGAGTAGCCGCCAACGCTAAGTCAACGGCTACCCTTTTATTTTAGACCATACTTTTCTGCAGCGTATTTAGCTATCATAAGTATGTCATCTATGTCTTGTAAAGCTCTAACTTTGTATATATCCTCACGCAGATTTTCTTCTATGTGTTTTCTTACAGGCTGTAACTTTACTTCTAGCTCCTCAAAGAAAAACTTTAGTTTCCTTTCCATGTGTATCTTTGCTTCACGCTCTATGTTCATTATACCTCTGTTGGTATTTCCGTACAGTAAGCTGATACAGTGGACTCTGGTGTAGGCTTTTCACTTATAAGTTCACTGCGTATGTATGATGCGCTAGTCTTGCACATCTCCATAGTAGGGTATACATGATTAATTGCTTGGACTTGGATATACCCTGGTGCAACAGACATTATGAGTACTAAGACATACACTACTCTGGATCTTCTGTAGTGATATCTTTAATAATGTCTACACTCTTTTCGTAAACGACAACACCTGTTTCGTAAGTTGCTTTTGCTACAGGTTTAGCTACATTATTGTAACCACCGTAAAGTGTTAAAGCGTAGACTACAGGTACAAGTAAATTAAATACTAACATAATAATTATCTCCTTTATGTTAAGTCAACTATCTCACACGTATCGCCAGTACAGGCTAGTGTTTGCATAGCTGCAGTGTTATCTTCCTTTTCATAATCACACAAAGCTGACCACTCTATGCTACGAGGCATAGCTTTAAGGAGTTTGTTGTACTCCTCTTTGCTACACTCTTGATAGGGTGCTTGTTGGTATGTGTGATCTGAGTGGGGTAGGAAGGATATACCACTCATTTCGTCAAAGTGTCTATACACAAACGCACCTACGTCTAGCCACTCATCATCACGGACAGTGCAGGTGACGCTAGGTTTATGCTCACACCAATGTCTTTGATACTCTAGCCATGTCTCTAGCTGTTCAATAGCTGTTAGGTCATTACGAGTAACTGCTTTGTTAGGAGACTTTATGGGAAAACTAAACACTACAGTGGTGTCAGGTTTCATAACGCATGGCTCATTAGGTATGCCTTGATCTTTCATAAACTGTGTAAGTGGATCGTTTACGTCAGCGCGAACAGTACGGATATAATATGCACTGTGGCGAGAGTGTATACCACTGGCACTGTCAACCAACTGTGAGACAGTTCCCGATGGTTTGTTGCAGCTAATCGCAGCAGAGCAGGGTATGTTAAAAAGACTAGCATATTCAGCATTAGTAGATACAGATACATTTCTTAGAAACTCCAATGTTTTATTAAGACCTTTATTCTTTGTTGTCATTAAAGGGTTATCCATTATCCCTGTGAGTGACAAACCCAACAATCGTTCTTCTTCGGTATTTCGCTGCCACACCTTTCGCAGATATGGGAACTTAGTATATGTGGACTGAACTGTTCCAAGTATTGCCGCAAGCCTGACTTTTCTCGCAATAGAATCCACGTCATCTCCAGCCCTGACAACAACTTCCGTAAGATTACAGAACTGATACGGCCTGAGTATAATCTCACTACATGGGTTAGTTCCAAACTCAAAATCAGGATCACGCCTGTCATACTTTGCAGCTTGTTTCTTAGATGCTTCACGGTTAAATATTCCCCTTTCACCAGATTTACTTTCTACAAGTGATGACCACTCACGCAAGAAGGAGTCCATGTCGGGCTTCTCTGTGTAAGATACAGAGTTGTTTGCTAGAGCACGATGCCCTGCACTTTCCCACCACTGTCCTGACTTAGCGTGACGCATACGATCATCACTCAGGTTTGATAATGATATCATAGCACTGCGTCTAACGCCACCAGAAACTACTATCTGTCCTACAAAACACATAATATCGTGACACTCTAGTGCATTTAGTTTACGTCCTTGTGCGTTCTTAAATGTCTGCACAGTAAAATTAAACAGGTCAACCAGAGGTGCAGGACCAGATGCCCTGCCACCAAACGTTTCTAGTCTAGCTCCTGCAGGTCTGATCTTAGACATGTTCCACTTAGGTATCTCACCTGCCCACAGTAGAGCTAGTAGTTGTCTAAAAGATTTAGCCCAACCTTCTTTACTATCCTGCACTACAATGGTAGTCTCACTGTCGTATAAGTCAGGTACTTCAGGTAGCTTGTTTATGTATTGTCTCTCTACACTAAAGCCAACGCCAGTGCCACAAAGAAGGATAAACATAGCTTCATCAAAAGACTTTGGATCATCTACAGGTAGGTAGCTACAGTTGTATATACATGTATTATCTCTGTCTGCTGCTGCACCTGCAGTCATCATAGCCCTCATAGATGGCATGACTTCTAAGTTAAGTATAGCTTTTCTTATATCATCGTAATCTTTTTTACCAAGCTTGTCAGCAACAATATTCTTCATGTAACGATCAACTGTCTCTGCCCAACTCTCACGTCTTAGTTCTTTAGGTAGCCACTTGGAGTACCTGGATTTGTGTATAAACGTTTGATAGTCTGTAGGCAACACGTTACCTGACTCTAGTTCGTTATAATATTCAAATGCTTCGATGTCACTAGCATTAATCATAGTCTCTCCCTTATATTTAAGTTTTCTATATTCACATCGTCTATGTCGTGGAACGTATTATGTATTAGATCATGTACATCTTCCACATGTGCATCCTCTACAGTTGATAGAACGTTACAAGGTTCACCTACTTCTAGTAGAAATGTAACGCTAAACTTTTTCTTTCCTGCTATCACTTGTGTATTTCCCTTAATGTTTCGTTAGCCCAAGTTAAATACTGTTGTGCCTTTTTAAGATCCTCTACAGGTGTAGCGTTCTTATACATGGCTCTGTGATTATACTTTATAACATTGCCCCTGCAGTATGCAACAAAACCTTCCTTACCTAAAACTTGTTTAATATAATCTATACACTCAACTCCATCATCTAAATTATAATGTGCAGGTTTATCTACTGGATCATAGTCTAGTGTGATAGTCTGTCCGTTCATAGTAAGTGTATCAATAGTATCCATTATGCATTTCCTTGTGTCTTTGTAAATCTAGTAAGCTTTAGAACTTTACCTTCTGTACCTTCTACCTTCTCGTACAGTGGCGTATCTTCTTCGTCCTCATAACCTACTAACTCGTTTCTGTGTTCTTCAACCATAGTATAAAGATCTTGGTCATGTTGTGCAAGTTCTAAAAATGCACCCATGAGTGTAGCCAAGTGAACTAGGTAAGAAACATCTTCAGGACTAAGTAGAATCTGTTCTCCTACTACAAGCCCTGTGTTTAACTCACCTGTCCACCTACCTTTATCATCAAAAGAACAAGGCTTTAATACTAATGATACTTCATCTGCTCCTATTTTATACTTAGTCATGTTACTTTCTTTCTCCTTTAAAAGGAATAAGTTTTAACTTCGTAGGTCTACCCTTCTCTTTTAACCACGCTTCAGGTATGACACGGTGATCCCACCTAAACTCGTACTTATCACACCACTCATAGTATCGTGACTTAGCACCTTTGTACAACTTTGCTTTGCTGTTACTAAAAATAAACCGTATGTCTAGCTCTGGATGTTGTTCTCGTATGGCTAGATGCTTACGTCTATCTTCTGAATCAAAGATGCCTTTCGTTTCTATTATAATACCGTTGTCTAAAATAAAGTCAGGCGTGTACGTTCTATAGCGTAAGTCTTCCCACTCTATCTTTAAACGTTCATACCTGACTTGGTTCTGTCTATCTCTTAGGTAGTCAGCAACTTCTTTCTCTAAGCCACTGCGATACCTTCTAGGGTTACTCCTTCTTTTCTTTGGGCTTCTCAACCCACGCTTCGTTTTCTGGGGTGTCTGGGTCATCTGCTATATAATGTCCTTTTTCGTTTCGAGCACGAACCATCTCTGTTTCTTCTTTCAGAGACTTCTCCAGTTCTCTTGTCTTCATCTCCCCCACAAACTTAACACACTGCATCCAATGCTCTAGCATATTAACAGATACTAGGTTCTGTTGTAGCAGTTGTACTATCTCTTTTTGTTTGTCAGACATACTATCTGTTTCGTAGTCTGTATCATTAATTGTTACTGTAGTCATATTCACCTCTTAGTTTTGTGTAGTGTACGGTAGGTGGCTCTTTCTTGCCACTATATACCTTAGATGGTAGGCTCTTTAGTTCAGGCCAACATTTAAACTTGTGGTTACAGAAGGTGCAGGACTTGGGTAGCTTGTAGTTACCACTAGCCTTACCTCTGTATACCTCTGGTTCGTCTGTAAAGCATCTCTCAAAGGGTGCATTGCTATCAAGGTAGGTGTGTACATCCCTTATCTTTTGTAACACTCTATCCTTGTCTACCTCTGCTGCTGAGACATACTTGAAGCTACCGTTGTTTTTATTAACAACCCACCAGCCACCAACCTTTTTGTTAGCTGCTGCAGCGTAGCCTACAAGCTGTGGCACATAGCCGAAGGAGTCACCCTTCTCTAGTGTGTAGAAGTCAACAAACTTATTCTCGTATGACCATGTACTAGCTGACTTGACATCATCTATCTTGCCATCCAATAACATATCATACTCACCAGAAACTTCATCCTTTTCGTTTAGTGACAGTGTTACCTTTGCATTGTCACCAAACTCTGTTCCAGATGCTCTAAGCAAACCTTTTAGTAGAGCCTCCACCATGTCACCAAATATCATATTGATTTTAAATGACGTAGGCAGAGGCTCCTGATGATCGGGATTGTTCTTCTCGAACCATAGCTGACACTTTGGACGCCCAACGTTGGACATCCTAAGTTTGAACTCTCGCTTCTCTTCAACACTGTTGAATTGTTTGTCAAGAGCAGCACCAATATCATCTTTGATTTTATCTATAATATCCTGAGACATTGTAGACTTACCCTCAATGGAGCTTCTAAGATACTGATGTAGTGCTAGTTCAGCAGGGTGGTTCACTGGTCAAAATCCTCCACATCAACTATGTTGGTAACTATGTCCTGATCCTGTGATGATATTGTCTCTACATTATTCTCTGCCCATTTACTAATAACATAATCGTTACTAGAGTCAACGTAGTCTAGAAAGTTTTGTAGTGTTTCATTATCACCGTCAGACAAGCCAACGAACTCACTAAGTGAGGCGTTAGTTACCATGTACGGATTACCATTAGGCAAGCTGCGTGATTCACCCAGTAGAGATATGGTGTGTTCTGCAGGGTTAATCTTTTTCTTGATTAGTTTACCTATCATACCATCAATAAACTTCATGCTATCTCTGTTCTTAACATCCATAACAAAGTCAAACTCTTCTTCATGTCCTGTTACTGGATCACCACTTTCATAAAAAGGATCTACTAATCTAGCTTTACCCATCATAACTTTGACACGGCTAACACTACGTATGAAATCCTGTTGATCTTTTGGTAAGGCTTGAAAGTCTTTAATGTAGCCTGACGGTCTACCCAGGTTGAACGTGCCAAGTGTATCTTTCAAGTCAACGTTTAGTGAGTTGGACATGACTGACTTCTGCATAGTCTTGTTATCGCTATCCCAACGTTGCCACTTTTGACGCTCTGCAAACAGTCTTACTTTTACTTCTCTGGCGTAGACTACATCATCGTCAGTTGTAATCTTAAATACAGGTGAGGAAGCTACCTTGCCATCAACAACTTCCTGTAAAATTGTGCCTGTAATCCTACCTAGACTAGACTGAGACTGCGTTGCAGGGCTTGAGAAACCCATAGCGTCCGTTAAGTTCATATTGTCTACTTTAAGTGCTACTGCGTTATCCATAATTTTTACCTTTCATATGTAAAAAGTTTCAGAGTTAGAGTTATATCATTAAACGTCTTTTGTGTCAAGCCAATTATCTCCTATCTTTGATTCTAATAACAAAGGAACGTTTACTTTTATATCATATTCTTTTTGAATCATATCATTTAAATTAGAGTTAATCAAATTAATTGTACCTAACACATCATCTATTTCATCAGGGTGTGTGTCAATTACCATACTATCGTGGACACTGTTGACTAGACAAGACTGCATAGGCTTAAGCAAACGGTCAAGCTCTATGAGTACAACAGGTACAACATCACCTGTAGCAAAGCCTTGAACAGGGTAGTTCTTGATCATAGTGAAGTGAGACACAGAGCCGTTCTCTCTACGATGCACGTCAGGAAAAGCATACTGCCTACCACTGACATTAGTTATCTTACCCTCGTTAACTGCCTCGTCACCCAACCTGCTGTGCCACCTAGCTATACCTTTATACTTCTCTACGAACTGCTTATAGTAAGCAGCTTCTGCCTTGCTTCTACCATATCCTGTAGCGCCAAAGAGAGGGGCGAAGGTGTGTGCCTTTGCTTCTTGTCTAGATGTAGGTTGCCCTGCATCACTGATAACCTTTGCCGTGTAGGAGTGTACGTCAAATCCTGTATCAATCTCCTGCATGGCTGTCTTATCTTGTGCTAGGAACGCAGCCGTTCTAAACTCAAGTTGGGCAAAGTCGGACTCAATTATTTTGCCACCCTCCCACCGTGAGATGAACACACGTTTTATTGGGAAGGTTCCTCCTCTT